ATTCGCTCCATCTAAAGAGAATGGAAGTGAGATAAGTAACCTAAACGGTAACGACTTGCACGAAAGATACTTAGAGATGAGCAATAGAGTTAAGGAGTCTATTTTTATCGGACACCGAGTTACTAATCCTATTTTATTTGGGGTAAAAGAGGCGGGGCAATTAGGAGCAAGAAACGAGCTTGACCTGGCTTACGAGATATTTACCAATACGTATATCGCAGAGCGTCAAAATACTCTTTTAAGAACTATTAAAAAATTAGCTTTTTACGAGATACAAAAAAGCGACATAGAGATAATACCACTTAAGCCTATTGACTCTGTAGACCTTACCTCAGACATTATATTAGCTAACCTTACGAGAGCTGAGATAAGAGAATTAATTAACGACCAAACGGGCTTAGAATTAGCCGAAGAGGTAGCCGCTCCAGTTGCTCCAGTTGCTTTATGTTCGCACTTCTCAGACGATAGCGATATAAGCCACTTATTTGATAACATAGGAGTAAGCGAAGACGATTACGAAGAGATAGGAGCTTTCGATATTCACTTTGATTCAGACGGTAGCCCTATGGAGTTTGCTACTACTGGGCAAGGCATAATACAAAGAATACTAAAAGCTATTTTAACAAACCCGTTAATACAAGCAAGCGGAATAAGCAACGCTTTAAAGCTTACGTTTCCTGAGTTAATTACTTCAATAGGAATATTAAAAGACTCAAAATTAATAGAGATTACTGGAGAGGCTATAAACTTAACGCCTACGGGTAAGAAAGTAGCTGAGGTTATAGATGTACCACAAACAGAGGTCAAATATAAATATACTTTAAGAAGTGACGCTCCAGCTTTAAAAGGTGAGTCTCGAGATTTTTGCCGTAAAATGATGAGCAAAAGAAAGCTATACTCTAAAGCAGAAATAGAGCTTTTACGCAACGATATGAAGTCAAGTAGTATAACAGACGTTACAGACGTTTGGTTAGCTCGAGGAGGCTGGTATCGTAAACCCGAGACAGAGACAAGTATACCTTATTGCCGTCACATCTGGAAGCAAGTAATAGTAAGAAAAAAATGATATTAATAGTAAGCCCAGCTTTTGTAAAAGAGAATACCGTTTTAAACTACAACGTTGACGACGGATATTTAAAGCCGCTAATAGATAGCATACAAAATACCTTTGTAAGACCTATTTTAGGGAGTGCTTTATTTGACCAGGTACAAACTCAAATAAAAACTAATACCGTATCAGCGTTAAACGAGATACTAATAAAGGAATATTTAAGAGACGCTTTAAAATGGGAGGTTTGCCATAAGTATACTCGAATAGGAACGTATAAACTAACCAATAAAGGAGCGGGTACGCATTCGGGAGACAACTTCAGTACTTTATCTCAGCAAGAGCTTGTAACTGCTAAAAATATCTTTAAGGATAACGCAGATTTTTACAGACGTAAACTAAAATTATACCTAAAAGCTAACGAGGATAGTTACCCACTCTACAAGACTCCGCCAACTGGAGACGATGTTGTAAGACCTGAGATGGACACTCAATGGCGTTCGCAGTTTATCCTATGAAAACGCTAACTATTAAAAATATCTTTAGTATTATGCAAGGCATAGCGTCCGAGCATCCTCAAATAAATACTATTTTAAAAGGTAATATTTGGGACGTAGATTTGACTAAGGATGTTACGGGAGTTTACCTTATTTATGACGTAGTAAGTATAGCCCCTAACGGCTTTAACGGAATAGACTACTCCTTAGACTTGTTTATTTGCGATAACGTTACTGAGCTTAATACTGCTACTAACGAGGTGAGTGTTCAAAATGAGTGTAGCCTAATAGCTTTAGATATTATGAGCATATTTGAGAACTACAATAAAGCGGATTGGGCAGATAAAGACCTAAACTTAGTACTAAATAAGACCTGGTCTATACAGCCTTTCGCTGAAAGATTCGATAGCTTATACGCTGGGGCTGCTATTAATATGTCGTTAAGTACTTCTTACTCTTACGCAAGATGCCAGCTACCCGTAGAGCCTTGGATAGCAATTTTAAACGCCTACAAAAAAAGAATAGAGAACGAGGCTTGTTTAATAGAAAATATACAATACCTGATTTCTAATTAGCACGATAACACAATTAAAAATATATATATAAAATGACCACTCAAGAACTTCAAATCTCAAGAAACGGACAATATTACGTAAGCGGTGACGTTACTTTTACGGCTGCTCAACAAGTAGCGTACTTAGTAGTAAACGAGGCTGCGGTATTCGCTAACCTTACAGACCTTGCAGACGTAGACCTAATAGCTCAAAGCAACATAAGCGGAGTAAGCCTTTCAGCTGGAGTAATTATAGCACCAAAAGGCGGCTCTTTTATTAAAAGAGTTAATATGACAAGCGGCTCTGTATTAGCTATCTTCGCATAATGTACGGCTATGGTTACCAATATAGCAACGTACTTATAGGAGGCAGTATAGCACCCTTATTATTTGCTGCGTTCAAAGAGAGAGTTATAGCCGATAGTGGCGTAGTGGAAAATAGTACTTGTGCTATTAGATTTTTAAATAAAATAATATTATGAGTTTATACGATGACGCAAGCCTTATAATGTACCCAAGCGGTTACAAAGAGGATAAAATATATAGTTTAAAGCCAACAGATGGAAGTGGCGATTTGACGTTTACAAGAGCAAGCACCGCAACAAGGGTGAATGCTGAAGGGTTGATAGAAACAAGCCCCGTTAATTTACTTACTTATTCAAATGACTTTAGTAATGCGGCTTGGTTAAAAGATAGGTGTACGTTGACATATGGTCAGAGTGGCTACGATGGTACTTCTAACGCTTGGTTAATGCAATCTACGGCAACCGCATTAAGTTCACGATGTTATCAAGTATTTAGCGGTAGCAATAACTTTAATCGGTCAGTATATGCAAAGAAAGGCACTTCTGATTATGTAGCAATATATACAACGTCGTCGGGTTATGCTTATTTTAACCTATCAAACGGTACAATTGGGACGCAGTCTAATAATATAAACGCTTCTATTTTAAGCGTTGGTGATGGGTGGTATAGGTGTAGCGTTACAATGTCAAGTATTTATGATAATCATTATATATTTGTAGCAAATAGCGACAATATTACAACTACAAATAGCGGTGATAACATCTACATCCAAGACGCACAACTAAACATCGGCACAACCGCTAAACCTTACTTTCCAACCACCGACCGTTTAAACGTTCCCCGAATAGACTACACTGGCGGTGGATGCGGCTCTTTACTTTTGGAACCTCAGAGAACAAATTTGATTACCTACTCGAGTGAATTTGACAATGCGGCGTGGACAAAGAGTAATTCAACAATTACGGCAAACAATACAACCTCACCCGATGGAACGCAAAACGCAGATAAGTTAACTGCTACTTCTACAAGTTGCGAAATAAGTATAGCTGGGTCATCTGTAGATGGATATTCTACTATATTTGCTAAAGCTGGTAATATAAGTAAAATTAGTTTGTATAGAGGTAATGTTTCTTTTGGAACGAATTTTGATTTATCTAACGGAACTATCACTTCGGGACAAGGAACTATTCAAGATTATGGAGATGGATGGTATCGGGTCGGTGTTAAACTTGACGCAAATAGGGGTATAAATCCATACATAACAAATATAACTAACGGTGACTATATCTACATCTACGGCGCACAATTAGAAGCCTCAAGCTATCCCACTTCCTACATCCCAACCACCTCAACTGCGGTGACAAGATTGGCGGATAGTGCAAGCAAGACGGGTATTAGTAGTTTGATAAATAGTGAAGAAGGGGTGTTGTATGCGGAGATAGCAGCGTTTAACGACCAAACTTTAAATAATTGGATTTCAATATCCGAAGACGCTAATATCAATGCTAATCAATTTAATTTGAGGTATGTTGCAAGTTCAAACCTTATTCAAGCAGTTTCAAGAGCTGCGGGATTAGGGCAAGACGTTGTTTTAAATTATACCTTGACTGACAAAACCGCTTTAAATAAAATAGCTATAAAATATAAAGTTAAC